GCGCAGATTTCATCTCGGACATACTTAAAACAATCATTACATAAGTCTAAGTATTGTCTTGTTCGAACACTACGCCTAGAGGCTTCATAGTCGCTAAGTACTTCATTGCAAGATAAACATCTCATTTTCCATCATCCTCCATTCTATCCAACAAAGCCATCAGTTTAGGGTATAGATCCTCTTTAACATCTTCAGCATACTCTACTTCCTCCCATTGACCCCATGATGCTGCTACGCTGGAGTCAATCATAGCCTCAATCAAGGCTAACATTATTTGTACTGTCTCTTTAGTCATCTTCCTAACCTCCTACAATGCCGTTTAAACGCGTTTTAAGGTACCTACAATCGATTTTCTATCCGAAGTTGTTTTCAGATATCAACTTTATCAAAATAGAGCTTCTGGAACGTCCTTTAAATCATCCTTAGTTTTCCTCTCTTTACTAACCTTCTTCAATACTTTAGGACTAACCCAGGTATAGGACGGAAAAGGCCATCGAGGATTGCCAGGATAACGTATACAGACTAAGCCATCAGCATCAGGGCCTTGGACAATTTCACATGGTTGACCGTTGAATGTTAAGCTCATTTGGTAATCCTATATTGTTTCCTGAACTCTATAGTGTCTAAGTCGGTAAAGGTTTCTCTGTAATGCTCTGCCAATTCAGTATCAGATAGATTATTGAATCCACCTTCAGAGAGAAAGCGAACAATCTCATCATATACCTCAGGAAACTTTACAGAGGCGACAGCATAGTCTAATTCTCTCTTCGTGCAATCATAAAGTATATCTTCTTTCTTCAGTATGGTTGTCATGATCTAGTCCCCTGATAGGTCAACGATAGGGTTAATAACGTATTCAGTCAATTCTGAAGACTCGGCATAGTCTTCAGCTTTCGCCAGTGTATCAAAGCGATCTAAGTGGGTTAAACCAGAGTACTCAGGGTATCTATAGGTTAACAAGTAACCGACAATCTTATAGTTTTCCATTGTTTACATCCCCTTTGATTTCATCAATTCAGTTTCATAAGCAAACGAAAAGAATATATCTTTAGATTGTGTATCGATACCATAGAATTTCCCTACTGGCTTGTCGAAAGCATCCAAACAATCTTTAGCCTGTCCGATGTCATTGTATGATTGGAATAGATTGCCTGATTTAATACCACTGCGATAACGTATCTCGAACATGTTAACCCCCTATAGTGATAAGAAAATCATTACAGCATACAGTGCACCAAACAATGCACCGCCTAAGACTAAGATAGCATCATTTGACTTTGGCATGATTAAGCCTGTAAATCCAAAATGGTGGTCAGTTCGGCGGGGATCTCCACTTCATCGCCTAGTTTGCTGGCCACATAACACCGCATAGCAGCGATTAGGGGTGTGGGCCCGTGGTTTGTCTGAACCATGAAATCGCCTTCATCAAGATCAATGACGGCTTTCCATCCGTCATGTGCAGGGACCACCGCAATCCCTTCCCGCTCAATGATCGGCCCACCTTGCGCCCAGTCGGTCGATGGGGCGAACACCCAGCCAGCGTCATTGCAACCCTCTGTTATATAAATAAGCCAATCTTGCGGCTCATAGTCCGGCTCATGAAACTCGCACTTCGCCACCGCCCAATCAAGGGCAAGTCCTGTTAGTTCATTTGTTTTCATGATTTTAATAACCCTTTGCAAGTTTAAGTCTAATGACTTTTGACATCTTTTGACCATGGGCAGCATAACCAATAATTGGTATTGATTTATCCCAGCAATTGCGACACCCTTTACACTTTCCGCCTTGCTGATACGCTGGGCAGACACTGATGCTTTCATCATTGTAGGATTCAGCAATAGTGCTCGACCATGGTGCATCAAGTATTTCACCGATAACAGAATCTGACGAACGACGAACGACTACATTCGGCAGTGCATCCATTTGCTCTAAGATTGCTTGATACTTAGGGAATTTATACATTCTAGTCGGCAGCCAGTGTTTACACCATGGTGTACGCTTCATAACCTCAAACATCTTCTCTGCAAGCTTTAATGTGTACATATCGCCAGAGTCGAACCAACGGAAATATCTGTCCGAGTCTAAAGCTTTGACCATATCGTCGACCCAATCATCACGCTGCCAGTCTTCCTTGTTATGCTCACGCGGGGCTTTTACGTTGGGATAACGATAATTGCCTTGTGTAGCGTAGCATCCATCGCATGCATCCACAAGCTTACCATTGTCGCCTACGGAACCCGGACATGTGTCCAAGGCTTGCAGACTCCAAGATCTAATTCCGTCAAGCTTACTAGTGATTGATAATTTGAGCATGGTTCTATCCTGGTTTGTTTTGTTGCGATGTAGTAATACTAATCAAGTGTTTTTTCATTGTCAATGGGGTTTTCAGTGTATCCGATGAACGGCAGACAATCCAGGATGAACGGTAACGTTGTTCGAACACAACAGTTTAGGTTATTGTTTCACATGGAACCAGTGCAGACTGTGCAAGCTTAGCAGTCTGTTTAGGTATCTTTAGAGGGTACTACACTGATACACCTTCGCAGCCTTCGTAGCCTATGCACCCAACAGCGTAGACTGTACAGATATACAGTAAACTACCTAGCCTGTGGATAACTCTACGATATCTGTGGATAAGCTGTGGATAACTATGCTGTATCCTGTGGATAAGCTGTGGATAACTCTGTATAACCTGTGGATATGTTGCAGTGTAGCATAGGGGGAGGGGTAACCAGCGTTGTTGATTACGTTAGCACCCCAATAGCCTTAAAAAAAGCTAAAATGGAAGTCTCTAAAGCCTAATCAGTCTATCTAATAATATCTAATAAAATCAATAGCTTATAAATATAGCCTCTGCGGAGCCTCTGACACCATGTAAATGGAGTCCCGCCATAGCCTTGTGTGATCTGTGCTGGTGTCGGTACAGAACAACAATCTTGACTGAATAAGTAGAAATAACTTGACAAAACTCTAAAAATATGCTAGAATATATCCTTCTATGTAGAAACGATGAACAGACGATGTACGAACAATAAACAAAAACTTAAATTTATATACTACATACAGACTTCATACTGACTACATTGTAGAGATACATAAAATTATATACACTCTTATGTCCTGCCTTCCGGCAGAGAAACTATATAGAGGGATCTGATGTCAGAAATTAAAATTAATTCTCTTACTGAGGATTGTTCGCTACCTTCATCAGTCAGCCAGGATGTCTTGGCAGTCAATGAAGAGAAGAAAGTGCCTGCGAAAAAGAAGAGATCTAGAGGTCGTCCTAAGAAGGAAGAAGTACAGAAGTATATTAAGAGAGAGAAAAGAGGAAGACCACCAGGAGAAGCAGCAAGGATTAAAGAGTTTACTGCTTCGCTGTTGCTAACACACTCTAATGCGATTATCAGAAAGATAGTACATAAAGCATTAGATGACAATGATAAGGATCAGATTGCAGCACTTAAGATGTGTATGGATCGGATGCTTCCAGTATCTTACTTTGAGGATAAAGGAACATCATCAGGGGCTAAAGCAATCACTATTAACATCACTGGTGTGCAAGAGTCACCAGTGGAAATGATAGAGCATGAACCAGTTGATGTAGAGACTACATTGATTGATTACGAGGAAGAAGATGGATCTACAAGTTAAACTTCTTCCTTGGCAGCAAGAGGTCTTCAAAGACCCTACAAGGTTTAAGATCATCGCTGCTGGTAGACGTACAGGTAAATCAAGGTTAGCAGCTTGGACATTGATTATAGAAGGACTACAGACTGAGAAGGGTCATGTCTGGTATGTAGCTCCTACGCAGGGACAAGCTAGAGATATTATGTGGTCTACGCTGTTAGAGCTAGGTCATTCAGTGATCAAAGGTAGTCATGTCAATAACATGCAGATTACGTTGATCAACGGTGCAATGATATCGCTAAAGGGTGCAGATAGACCAGAGACAATGCGTGGTGTTAGTTTGAAGTACTTAGTGATGGATGAGTACGCAGACATGAAGCCACAGGTGTTCGAACAAATCCTTAGACCTGCTTTAGCGGATCAGAAGGGTAGAGCAATGTTCATTGGAACACCGATGGGTAGGAATCACTTCTATGAGTTGTACAAAGTAGGTGATGCAGGTAAAGATAAAGATTACAAGGCATGGCACTTCACTAGCTTTGATAATCCGTTGTTAGATCCGTTAGAGATTGAAGCAGCTAGAGGTTCGATGTCTAGCTTTGCTTTCAGACAAGAGTTCATGGCATCGTTTGAGGCAGCACAGTCGGAGATCTTCAAAGATGAATGGATTAAAATTAATGAGGAAGAGCCTGAAGAAGGTAACTTCTTTATGGCGGTGGATCTCTGTGGTTTTAGCGATTCATCACAGACGAATCAAACGAAGAATAAGAAGTTGGATGACACAGCGATAGCTATTGTTAAAATCAATACTAAGGGCTGGTGGGTTGCTGACATACAACACGGTAGGTGGGATGTCCGAGAAACAGCAGTGAGGATTCTAAAGGCTGCAAAGGACTACAGAGTTAATGCGGTAGGGATTGAGAAAGGTGCACTGAAGAATGCAGTGATGCCTTATATGAATGATTTGATGAGAAGGTTAAACTATTATCCTCGCATCGAAGAACTTACTCACGGTAATAAGAAGAAAGCAGATAGGATTGTTTGGTCACTACAGGGTCGCTTTGAACACGGTAGGATTGTGTTAAACGAAGGGGATTGGAATAACAAGTTTGTTGATCAATTGATGCAATTCCCTGATCCTAAGACGCATGATGACTTAATTGATGCGTTGAGTTACATAGACCAGATTCAAGTAGCAGATTGGAATCAGAATCTGGATGAAGAAGACTATGAAGTCCTAGACTCTACAATAGGTTGGTGACAATGAAATTTGAATCTGAAATCACTCCACAGGATGCGTTAGTAGCGTTTGTTACTGATCGCTGTAATGATTGGAGGAACTATAGAGATGAGAACTTCCTTGAGCGTTGGGATGAATACGAACGTCTATGGCGTGGCTTATGGGCTGATGAAGATAAGACTAGAAATACTGAACGCTCTAAACTGATTTCACCAGCACTGCAACAAGCAGTGGATAACAAACAAGCTGATCTTGAAGAAGCTGTATTCGCTAAAGGCATGTTCTTTGACATCAATGATGATGTTAATGATCAAGATAAAGCAGATGTAGAGAATATGAAGTCTTTGTTAGCTGAAGACTTTAAGAAAGATAAGGTACGTAAGCAGATTGGTCAAGTAATGACCTTAGCTGAGATTTACGGTACTGGTATCGGTGAATTGATTGTAAAACAAAAGAAGAGCCTAGCACCAGCAACACAGCCTACAGCACAGCCTGGATTGGCTATGATTGGTGTAAACACTAACTATCGTGTGTCCGTAGACTTAAAACCAATTAATCCTCGTAACTTCCTTATTGATCCTAACGCAACTACCGTTGATGATGCAATGGGTTGTGCTATTGAAGAGTATGTCGGAAGACATGCAGTCATCAAAGGTATGGAAGATGGAGTATACAAGAAGGTTGATCTAGGTGATGCCTCATTAGATACAGACTTAGAACCTACTCAGGATCTGACATACTACCAACAAGATAAAGTATTACTACTTAGATACTATGGATTAGTACCTAAGAAGTTGTTAGACAACCCTGAAGATACAACCGTTGCTGATGAAGAACTATATTCAGAGATGGTTGAGGCTTTGATTGTCATTGCTAATGGTGAAGTTCTTCTAAAGAGTGAAGAAAACCCATTCATGATGCAAGACAGACCTGTTGTAGCCTACCAAGCTGATACCGTTCCTGGTCGTTTCTGGGGCCGTGGAACAGCTGAGAAAGCCTACAACATGCAAAAGGCTGTTGATGCACAGATTCGTAGCCATGTAGACTCTTTAGGGCTTACAGCAGCTCCTATGATGGCTATTGATGCCTCTAGATTACCTCGTGGACAGAAGTTTGAGATCAAACCAGGGAAGAATATCCTTGTTAACGGTAACCCACAAGAGATCTTACAACCGTTTAAGTTCGGTGTAACAGACAAATCAAACATCGAAACAGCTCAGATCTTTGAAAGAATGATGCTGCAAGCCACTGGAACCCTTGATACAGCTAACTTA